ACGAAAGCAGGTCGTGTATCCATGCAGGAACTCATGACCCTAGTAAACAAGAAAGCGGGCCGCAATGTCGCCCATGATCTAACGGGGGAGAACCCCACCCAAGTCAAGGAATGGATCCCCACAGGATCGCGTTGGCTTGACAGTATTATATGCAAGGGACACATCGGCGGCATCCCTGTCGGCAAAGTCACAGAGATTGCAGGGCTCACCTCCACAGGTAAGTCTTACATGGCCGCACAGATTGCAGCCAACGCCCAGAAAATGGATAAGCTCGTCGTATATTTTGATTCCGAGTCAGCCATCGACCCTGCTTTTTTGGAGGCAGCAGGCTGCGACCTAGAGCGCTTAATGTATGTCCAGGCATCCTCTGTCGAGTTTGTTCTTGAGACAATTGAGGAACTTCTAGGAGCAACCGACGAAAAGCTATTGCTGATCTGGGATTCGCTCGCATTCACACCGGCAGTGTCGGATGTGGAAGGCGACTTTAATCCTCAATCCTCGATGGCAATGAAGGCGCGCATCCTTGCGAAGGGAATGTCAAAGCTTACCCTCCCTATCGCTGACAAGCAAGCAACCTTCTTGGTTCTTAATCAGCTTAAGACCAACATTACTAGTGGACCCATGGCTCATATCACTGCCATGACTACTCCTTACATGACACCCGGCGGAAAGGCTATGCATTATTCTTATTCCCTGCGTATCTGGCTCACCGGACGCAAGGCTAAGAGTGCTTTCGTGATGGATGATAAAGGTTTCCGCATTGGATCCGAAGTTAAAGTTAGACTTGAGAAGTCACGCTTTGGAACCCAAGGAAGAAACTGTGCTTTCCGCATTATGTGGGGGAACGACGAGGTTGGTATCCGCGACGAAGAAAGTTGGTTCGATGCCATTAAGACATCAGAACACTTGACTTCAAAGGGTGCATGGTACACACTGGAGACATCCGATGGTTACTCTAAGAAGTTCCAACCCTCTAAGTGGTCTGAGATTATTAAAACAGATAATGAATTTAGAGAGCATGTCATCCGTCTGATGGATGAAGAAGTCATTCAACGATTTGATCGGCGGGAAGGAACCGCCGACGATTTTTACGAACCTTATGAAGAACAGGAGATTTCAAATGAATAAGATTATAATTGCAGCTATTGGGTTGTTGAGTAGTGCTTGTGTAGTGCATGCGCATCCTCATCCGCCTCCCGCGAAACCCCCGGTGGCGGCCCATCGACCACCGCCCCCTCGTCCGGCACCACGCGTGCACCAACCTCAACCTGTAAAAGTGCAGGCTTGGGTATGGGTAAGTGGACACCAAACCCCTCGCGGAGTGTGGGTGCATGGATATTGGGAGTTGCGAAGTGTGCCACGACATATGCTTAGTCGTCACCCGCATACCTATGTCCGACAAGTGCGCGGCCGTGGTCGTCCGCAGCCGCCGCCTCGCAGATATCGTTAAAAAACTGCTTGACAAGTAGAGCCCCGTATGCTATATTATATATAACAGGCGGGGCTTTTGCTATGAAGAGAGTATTGATATTTGATGCGTTGAATGCGTATCTTAGGGCGTATATTGTAGATCCAAGTATCTCCACCAATGGGGATCCCATCGGTGGCATCAAAGGATTCATTAAGATCCTCCAGAGGCACGTCCGAGAGACAAAGCCAGATCAGATTATTGTGGTGTGGGATGGTCCCAATGGATCGCGTAAGCGCAAGAGCATCGACAAGAACTATAAAGAAGGGCGGAAGCCTATCCGTTTGAATCGGGCGTTCCACAACCTTACTGATGATGAAGAGTTGCATAACAAGATGTGGCAACAAAGTCGCGTCATTGAATACTTTAACAACATGCCCATCATTCAGTTTATGTTACCCGAGATTGAGGCCGATGATGTTATCGCATACATCACCCAGCTTTCTCGCTATGATGGCTGGCAGAAGATTATTATTTCTAATGACCGAGACTTCATGCAAGTCTGTGATGATGAAACGATCTTGTGGCGCCCCACCAAAAATGAAATTTTAAATAGAGAACGAATCATTGAGCAAACCGGAGTACACCCTACCAACATGGCCCTTGCACGGTCCATCGTAGGAGACACCTCCGACAACCTCCCCGGGATCAAAGGTGCGGGGTTTGCCACGGTGGGAAAAAGATTAAACTTTTTGAGCGACAGCAAGCCTTATACTATTGATGAAGTAATAGAATTTTGTGAGAATACAAAAAGCAAACTTAAATTTTTCACCAACATCGCCGAGAACAGAAGCCTCATTGAACACAACTACAAGATGATGCAACTGTATGCTCCGCAAATGTCTGTTCAGTCAAAAACGCACGTCAAAGAATCGATTGAGAACTTTGAATGTGAATTTAATAAAACTGAAATTATTGGCATGATGCGTGATGATGGATTTGGTGAATTAAATTGGGAAGTTCTCAAAGAAAACTTAAACAAAATTAGTAGAGAGTGTCTTGACAATTAAAAAGAAATATTTTAAAATTGATTTGACTTTAGCTGCCAATCTGTTATATATATAATACACTATCGAGAGGGAATAGATGCTCACTGAAAATGTGAATTTTGGAAGGTACGGAAAGTCCTTCCAAGAGGGATTAGTACAGCTTATTTTTGAAGACCGGCCGTTTGCCGATCAGATTACAGAAGTATTAGATACCCAGTTTCTGGAACTTGAATACCTCAGAGTTTTTGTTTCAAAAGTAATTGATTATCGGGACCGTTACGGTACCCATCCTTCGGTTGAAGCAATGATTACTATCCTGCGAACTGACATGGATGGAGACGACGAAGTATTACAAAATCAAGTACGCGAATACTTTGCGCGCATTCACACTCGTGAAATGTCTGACATTGAATATATTAAAGAGACTTCCCTCGATTTCTGCCGAAAGCAAAACCTCAAAGAGGCCATGATGAAGTCTGTAGGTTTGCTGCAGAACTGTTCCTTCGATGAGATCTCTACAGTTATTAATGATGCCCTCAAGTTAGGATCCGAAAACAATTTTGGTTATGATTACCTTGCAGACTTTGAAGAGCGCTTCAAGATTAAACACCGCGCCCCTGTCACTACCGGATGGAAAGAGATCGACGGCATAACAGGAGGCGGACTCGGCAAGAGTGAACTCGGAGTAGTTATCGCTCCCACAGGCGCTGGAAAATCTATGGCACTTGTACACTTGGGAGCCCAGGCAATTAAAGAAGGAAAAACGGTGGTTCATTATACTTTAGAACTTCAAGATACCATTATTGGTACACGTTATGACAGTTGTATTACCGGATACCCTCTCTCTGATATCCGTAACTTTAAAGAAGAGATCTACGAAGAGATTAAAAATCTTGATGGTGCGTTGATTGTAAAGGAGTATCCTACTAAATCTGCCACCACTAATACTTTACGAGCACACTTATCCCGGCTAATCAAAAGAGAGATTAAGCCGGGACTTATCATTGTAGATTATGCAGACTTATTGAAGCCAGTTATTGTACGGAAAGAGAAGAGAAACGAACTGGAGTCTATTTATGAGGAACTGCGCGCTCTCGCTAGTGAATTTAAATGTCCTATTTGGACCGCCTCACAGACGAATCGGTCAGGACTTAACGCAGAAGTTATTACGATGGAACAGATTTCCGAAGCCTTTAACAAGTGTTTCGTTTCTGATTTTATCTTTTCGATCTCTCGCACTATCGAAGACAAACAAAACAATCAAGGTAAAATATTTATTGCCAAGAATAGAAACGGCCCGGATGGGATGATATACCCGATCTTTATGGACACGTCCCATGTTAAGATCTCCATTCTTCCGAAAGCCATCGCCCCCACTACCCCTAATGGTGTTGTTACCGCTCCCGTAGCGCTCGGAGTAAGAGAACAACAACAATTGTTGCGAGACAAATATACTAAACTAAAAAGGAAATAATTCCCATGAGAACAGCCGCCAACATTCGTCGATTCAGACTATCCGATACTTTTATTGAACCCTACAAAGCCAAAGAGGTCCCATGGGGACCATTGGGATATGTTACCTATAAGCGTACATATTCTAGACGGTTAAGTGAGTTTGAACCCGGCACAAAGGGGTCGGAAGAATGGTGGCAAACTTGTCGTCGCGTTATCGAAGGCATGTTTGACATGCAGAAGCAACACGTATTCGTATTGGGATTAGAATGGAACGATAGCAAAGCCCAGCGCACTGCGAAGGAAGCTTATGATCGCTTGTTTGAATTAAAGTGGACACCTCCGGGCCGCGGACTGTGGATGATGGGCACTAAGTTTGTAGAAGAAAAGACTGCTGCTGGCTTATTTAATTGTGCATTTAGATCTACACGCGATCTGTCGGCCAAGGGAGGCTATCTCTTTGCGTGGATAATGGACGCCTTAATGCTGGGGATTGGTGTGGGATTTGATACCGAAGGCGAAGGAAGCCTCACTATTAAAGAGCCGGAGTACACTCAAGACATCCACATTATCGATGATTCCCGAGAAGGATGGGTTAACTCAATTCATATCTTGCTCGATGGATTTTTCTTTGGACACCGTATCCCCAAGTTTGATTACTCTGCTATTCGCCCAGAGGGAGCACCTATCCATGGCTTTGGAGGAACCTCCAGTGGCTATAAACCCCTTAAGGAACTGCATAATAATCTTACCGAGATGTATAGCAGCAAGGTTGGCGATCCCATTAGCTCCGTAGATATTGTAGATACTGAAAACTTGATTGGACGTTGCGTGGTAGCAGGCAATGTGCGCCGGTCGGCAGCGTTGGCTATGGGCTCCCATGATGATCGTTTATATTTAGAAATGAAGAACGATCAAGAAAAGCTTTACCATCATCGATGGGGTTCTAACAATTCCTTTAATGCAAAGGTGGGAATGGATTATACATGGCACGCACAACAAAGCCAAGTCAATGGGGAGCCAGGATATATTTGGCTCGATAACGCGCGCACCCGCGGCCGCTTTAGAGACGGAGAGCGCTTAGATGACATTAATGTAGCTGGATTTAACCCCTGCGTTGAACAACAACTAGAAGACGCAGAGCTTTGTTGTCTAGTAGAAACGTTTCCAGCTAAGCACGATAATCTAGAGGATTATTTGCGCACTTTAAAGATTGCCTATCTATATGGGAAGACC